TCATAAAAGTAAAAATTCAATTGAAACAAATAAATTAAAAGTAAGTTCACCATTAAAAATGGATACAGTAACAAAAGAAACTGACAGAGGTTTTGTAGACTCTTTAGCTCTAACTAGATGGATTCAACCTTATTCAGATGAAAATGTCTTTGACATTGAAAGACAATCTATAGTTATAATGACACCAGCAAGTGTTGGATTGTCCAGATACTATGAATATGTTCTTGATAATTTAGGTCAATCCAAATTACAAAAAATAGTTCCCACTAAAAAAGAATTACAAAAAATTGAAGAAGAAGAAATAGATTTAGAAGATGAGATATTCTCAGCTGAAGATTTGCAAGAAATACTTAGTAAATTTACTAAAAAGACTATACATTAGATATTATTCTGATGAGTCACAATAGTGATTATACACGATTTTCAGAAAGAGTCAACCCCAAAATATATTTAATTCTATCTTGACAAAAGTATCAAAATTGTATATAATGAGTACAATATGTTTAAAAAGGAATCCCTATGGCAAAAGCAAAAGGCGCTCATTATGTAGATAACAAGAAGTTCCATCAAGCAATGATTGATTGGAAAGAGAAATGTAAAGATGCAGAAGAAGCTGGAGATGAAGTTCCCCAGATTACTGACTATATTGGTTCATGTTTTCTGAAGATTGCAAACGGACTTTCATATAGACCAAACTTTATTAACTACACATATAGACAAGAAATGATATCTGATGGTATAGAAAACTGTTTACAGTACATACACAACTTTAATCCAGAGAAATCTAAGAATCCATTTGCATATTTTACACAGATAATCTATTATGCATTTATTCGTAGAATACAGAAAGAAAAGAAACAAACTCATGTAAAACATAGAATGATTGAGAAACAAGAATATATGCCATATGTTACAATGGATGGAGATCAAACAAATTATTCTGTAAGTGGTTTTGATATAAATGTAATGGTGCCTGATGAGGCTGTATATAAACCAAAGAAAAAAGAAACCAAAGATGACCCAAAAGGTCTTGAAAATTTTATGGATACTGACGATTGAAAATTGCGATAATTACTGACACTCACTTTGGTGCTAGAAACGATAATAATAACTTCAACGAATACTTCTACAAATTCTATGAAGAACAATTTTTTCCATATCTAAAAGAACACAATATTAAAGATTGTATTCATTTAGGTGATATTATGGATAGAAGAAAATATGTATCTTATAGAATAGCAAAAGATTTTCGTGAAAGATTTATTTTACCTTTTTCTCAACTAGGAGTTAATCTTCATGTTCTAGTTGGAAACCACGATACCTATTTTAAAAATACAAATGAAGTTAACTCTGTAGAGGAGTTAATTGGTAATAGGTATGATAATATAAAAATCTATCCAGAGGCTGAAGAAGTTACATTTGACAATTTGAATGTTTTGTTTCTGCCTTGGATTAATGCAACAAATCATGCATCTACAATGTCTGCAATAGAAAAATCAAAAGCAGAAATGTGTATGGGTCATTTAGAGATTGCTGGTTTTGAAATGATGAAAGGTATGAAGAACGAACATGGAATTAATAAATCTATTTTTACAAAATTTGATACAGTTTTTAGTGGGCATTTCCATCACAAATCTGATGATGGTCACATCTATTACTTGGGTAGTCCATATGAGTTTTATTGGAATGATTGTGAAGATAGAAAAGGATTTCATGTACTCGACACAGAGAGTAGGAGCTTGGATAGAATAATCAATCCTAGAACTATTCACAAGAAGATATATTATGATGACACTCAAAACGATTACAAGTCACACGACTTAGAACAATACAAAGATAATTATGTTAAGGTAATCGTAGTTAATAAGAAAGATTTGTATCAGTTCGACCAGTTTACTGAAAGATTACTCAAAGCAGATTCACATGAAGTAAAAATCATAGAAGACTTTTCTGACTTAGATGCAAACACAGTATCAGATGATATTGTAGAAAACACACAAGACACTATGACACTTCTAAGTAAATACATTGATGAGTTAGATGTTACACTAGATAAAGGTAGACTCAAAAATCTACAAAGACAACTATATACAGAAGCCCAGGATTTAGAGATTTGATTAATTTTAAGTATGTGAGATGGAAGAACTTTCTTTCAACTGGAAACCAACCTACAGAAATTCAACTAGATAAAAACCCTACCACTCTTATCATTGGTGAGAATGGTGCTGGTAAATCTACAGTACTAGATGCAATTTGTTTTGGTTTGTTTGGTAAACCATTTCGTTCTATTAGTAAAAATCAAATGGTTAATTCTATTAATAATGGTGCAACTATGGTAGAGGTTGAGTTTTCTATTGGAACTGTACAATATAAAGTAGTTCGTGGCATCAAACCAAATAAGTTTGAGATATATCAAAATGATAAGATGATGAACCTTGAAGCAAATGTTCGTGATTATCAAAAGATACTAGAACAACAAATACTAAAATTAAACTATAGTTCTTTTACACAAGTTGTTATACTTGGTAGTGCATCATGGGCTCCATTTATGCAACTTAAAACAAAACACAGACGAGAAGTTGTAGAAGAAATATTAGATATTAAAATCTTTTCTACTATGAATCTCATTCTAAAACAAAAGTTAAAAACTGTACTTGAAGATATTCGTGATATAGAACATCAATATGATTTGGTGCAATCGAAAATTAGTATGCAAGAAACTCATATCAAAGGTATGAAAGAAAACAAAAACAAAATCATTGAACAAAAAGAAAAACAAATTAAAGAAAACAAAATAGAGTTACAAAAAAGAAAAGAGAAAGAAAACCTATTACAATATGAAAATAATGACTTACTAGAAAATATGGCTGGTGAGAATAAAGTTACTGATAAGAAAGATAAACTAAAAGATATTCACTTTAAACTAAAAGACAAACATAGTCGTGAAAGTAAAATGATTACTTTTTATGAAGAAAATGATGAGTGTCCAACTTGTGAACAACTTATTAGTTTTAATTTTAAAGAGAAAAAAATAAAACAAAATCAAACATCAGTAAAACTACTTGACGAGGGATTATTAAAACTTACAGATGAAATGTCTAAAGTAGATGTTAAGTTAAAAGAATATAAGACAATAGCAAAACATATAAGAGATAACGAAGTTCTTATTGCACAAACTAATACATCCATTTTAGAACTAGAAAAGTTTAATGTAAAACTACAAACTGAAATTAATGGATATAAGACAGATAGTAAAGAAGAAACTGATACAGATAAATTAAAAGATTTAGAAGAAAACTTAGAAAGTATATCTAAACAAAAAACTAAATTAAAAGAAGATAAGATATACTATGAAGCTGCAAGAAGTATGTTGATGGATACTGGAATCAAGACTAAGATTATTAAACAGTATTTGCCTATAATGAATAAGTTGATAAACAAGTATCTAACTTCTATGGAATTTTATGTGAACTTCACTCTTGATGAAAACTTTGAGGAAACAATCAAGTCACGATATCGTGATGAGTTTTCTTATGCATCATTTAGTGAGGGTGAGAAAATGCGAATAGACCTTGCATTACTCTTTACATGGAGAGCTATTGCTAAGATGAAAAACTCTACAAATACTAATCTACTTATGTTAGATGAAATATTTGATAGTTCATTAGATGGTACTGGAACTGATGAGTTCCTAAAAATATTGAATACATTGAGTGGAGAAAATGTATTTGTAATAAGTCATAAACAAGATGCTCTTGCTGACAAGTTTAGAGAAACCATCAAGTTTGAAAAGATAAGGAATTTTAGTCATGTTGCTACTTAACGGAGATTGCATTGAAGAAATGCAGAAACTAATTGATGATGGAGTGCAAGTGGATTCAGTTGTTACTGACCCACCATATCACTTGACATCTATTGTAAAACGATTTGGTAAAGAAAACTCTGCACCAGCACAGTTTGGAACAGATGGTGCATATGCAAGAGCATCAACTGGATTTATGGGTAAAGAGTGGGATGGTGGAGATATTGCATTTAGACCAGAAACTTGGGAACTTGCATTGAAACTATTGAAGCCAGGTGGACATCTACTTGCATTTTCTGCTTCTCGTAATTATCATAGAATGGCAGTTGCAATCGAAGATGCTGGTTTTGAGATTCGTGACCAGATGATGTGGTTATATGGAAGTGGTTTTCCTAAAAGTCAGAATATGGGAAAAGCAATAGATAAAAAACAAGGCAATGATAGAGAAGTTTTAGGTACAAAAATTACTAACGTAGGTATGCAAGGTAACAATTTTAAAAGAGGTTCTAAGTCTGGAGAAGTTGAAGTTACAAAAGGTAACTCTGAATGGGAAGGCTGGGGAACTGCATTGAAACCAGCACATGAACCTATAGTGATGGCAAGAAAACCTTTATCAGAAAGTTCTATTGTAGATAACGTATTGAAACATGGAACTGGTGCAATCAATATTGATGGTTGTAGGATAGAGGGTAATGATGCGAAATATCCAGATACCAATCCAGATTTTAGAGATCAAGGTAAAAAATCAAAAGAAGCAATCGGTATTGACAAACTAAGTTTTGGTCAAGTGTCTGGTGCAGAAAGAAAAAAGGTAGTTCGTAAATCTAGAAGTGAAGATGGAGTCTGGACAGATGGAAACTCTGGTATGAAAGCAGAGGGAACACAATATGCAGATGCAGACCCTAGAGGTAGATTTCCAGCAAATGTTATGCATGATGGGTTACAAACAGAATGGGCTAGATACTTCTATTGTCCAAAAACTTCTAAGTCTGAAAGACATAGTAATTTAGATGACCATGAAACTAAGGTTGGAGTCAATGGTAATAAATGGACAGACCAAGATTATAGGCGAGGTGATACTAAACCTACAACTGAAAGAAAGAATACACACCCAACTGTAAAGCCTGTTGACCTAATGAGATATTTATGTAGAATGGTTACACCAAAAGGTGGTACTGTACTCGACCCATTTATGGGAAGTGGTTCTACTGGCATGGCTGCAAAAGACGAGGGGTTTGATTTTATCGGTATTGAGAAAGAAAAAGAATACTTTGAGATTTGCGAATCACGAATCAAACGATTCGCACCACTCATGGATTTCATGTAAAATCGTGATAGTAAGCCATTGATTTTAAAGGGTTTTTTTAACCCCTTGACATAACTCTTTTTCTGTGGTATTCTATATACATAATAGAGAAAGAGGTTTTACATGAAAGATTTATCACTACTTGCGAAATTACTTGCAGAAGAAGATATTCATGTA